TCATTGTTTCCATAGACAATCTTTTACCAAGATACTCTCTTAATAGTAAGGGGTGAGTATCGCCCCACTCAAATAATTCTTCAAATCTCTCTGCATATGGTGTTAGTTCACTAACAAAATTATATGATAATGATTGTGTTTTACGTTTCCATTCTTTATAAACTTCATCATCAAACTTTCCTACCCAACCACCTTTACAAGCCACGTAGTTTGATACTAGGTATGACTCTATTTCTTCTTTTGATTTGTACTTTCTAGATAACCGTGCAAAAAAGAATCTATCTTTTCTTTTGTAAAAACTATCTCTTTTTGTTTTTGTTTTACCGCCAAATTTATGATAGTCATAATTATCTCTACTAAAATGTGCCTTAATAGCACAGTACATTAAAAATACGTCTGCCGCATCCATTAAAGAGGCAACTTGCCAACTCCTACATCATCGTTAAGTAGTTTAAGTTCTCGAGCATTTGCCTCAATTTTATCTTTCAAAGCTTTCGTGATTAGTTTACTAACACTCTCAACTTCAACTTGATTTTTATCACAATAATATAATACTGCGTCTAGATGTGTTAGTCTCTTCTCAGATGCTAATTTTTCTATCTCTAATGAAAAAATTTTTGGTGTCTTTTTGAATATATCCATTAATTATTTTTTAGTTTTTTTCTTTTTAAGTGCTTTTACTTCATCTTCTAGTTTACTTATATGATTAACTAATATAGCAAAAAGTAAAACAAAACCACACAATGAAAAGAAAACAATTGTCATTCCGTCCATGATATACTCCTTATAAGGGATTGACCGTGATCCCTATCGTGTGTATTACGGCACAACCCGTGAACAGTCGGTGTTTCTGTTGCCAGGTACACCGATCAAACCCCGACTACCTAATTAGGCAGCCATTGCATACTCATATTGGTCTGCATTTAAAAATGAAATCTCAGTTAGGATACTTACTATAAGTCAACCCTATTTCACCCCCTCAGTCGAGGTTTATCTTGGTGGAGGTGGTGGGTACTGCCCCCACGTCCTCTATAGCGTTTTACAAAACGTCAACGACTTCAGTATATTTATATCACATTTTATTTAAGTTGTCAACTCTTTCTTATGATATAATCATCAATCACTAATATATCAAGATTAGTATTTTTAAAAGTATTGATTGCATCCTCAGGTGTTTCAACAATTGGTTCTTGACAATTAAAACTTGTATTAAGAAGCATAGGTATACCTGTGATTACATGAAACCATTGAATAAGTTCATAAAATCTTGGATTGTCTTTTGAATCTACAGTTTGTATTCTTGATGTATTGTCAACGTGTGTAACACCTGGTATTTTATCTGATTTGACTTTCACAATTCGTGACATGTATGGCGATGATTGATTTGTATCAAAGTAATCTTTATAGTGTTCAATCATAACTGATGGTGCAAATGGTCTAAAGTCCTCTCTTTTTTTTATAGTCAGATTAATTATATTTTTTATATGTGGGTTTCTAGGATCTGCCAATATACTTCTATTACCTAATGCACGATTACCACTTTCAGATTTACCTTGAAACCAACCAACAATTTTTCCGTCAGCAATACATTTTGCAACTTCTTTTAAGTTTACTTTTTCTTTGCCAACATAATTATATTTTTTACCTGCGTAAACGTTTGGTACATGTTTATTATTATTGATAGTGTAATCACAATGCATGTAAGTGCCTAAAGATTGTCCTTCATCACCGGGTGCTGGAGGTACAAAAACATTTTTGTATATCTCTGTTAACTTTTCATTCACATATCCATTGTATGCAACACCACCTGTAATACATAAATTATCTGATGTTTTATATTTAATTATAGTTTCAAATATTATCTCTTCAGTTGCATACTGTAACGTATAAGCAATATCTTGATGACTAACATTTTTTATAATATCTTCAAATTTTTCATATGGTTCTAGTTCATTTGTGTGCCAAAAATTATCTAACAACATATGAAGTTCAATATTGTATTTTCCATAAGCTGCTAAACCCATAACTTTACTTTCACCATAAACGCCAAATCCTATTTTTTTTGAAAACCAATCCCATGCCGTACCGACATACAAATTTAAATTATTAAGTTTACCATTGTTATTGAAAAAAACAGTATTGTATTTGTATCCTCTACCATCAATCGCTAATATATCAGATTCTTGAAACCCAGAACTCAAAAAAGCATACGCCGCATGAGATTGATGATGATCAATATAATATAAGTTTCCCTCTTTTTTATAATCCCACAAACAATCAGGTTCCCAATCCATAAAATTTTTTTGTTCTTGCAATGATTCAATATGATTAAATCCACCTACTGTGGTTGTAAATGCAAATATTTCATGTGATTGTGGATTCCAATAATCTTTGTAAAATTGTTTACCGGCAGAATTATCATTTCGATTCATTTTTATAGAATCTTTATGATGTGGTATATTATGTTTTAATCTAGTGTGTCTTTCTAATTGATTGTGCCAAACTCCGTCATATGTATTATGATCATGTTTATTGAATGCAGCACTAAAGATTTTCATATTATTAATCACTAATATAACTTAAACTTGTTTTGTTAAAATCTTGTAAAGCAGATGATAACATATCTAAATATTCCTCAGTTTTTTCTCTTACAAACTCTTGAACTGTACCGTCTTCAGTGACTACAAGTATAACTATTTGACTTATAGGTGTACCTGTTCTTTCTTCATACATCTCAGCATATGCTGATGCTTGAATATAATAGTTCTCATTCCATTTATCATTTCTTTCTTTTGATGATGTTTTGAAATCTATTATTGATAGTTTACCATCATACTCAGCGATGCAATCTACACGACCTGCAATACCTAACTTATCAGAGTACAACGCACATTCTTGATAGTGTATATTGTTTATTTTTTCAATCATTTTAGGTTTTAGTTGATTAAACAAACAGGCTGCAAAAAATGGTTCGGTTTTAACTTCTTTGTTGTTTAAAAAATCTTCACACATATGATGCACTTTTGTTCCACGATTTGCGGCAGTCCTTGCCACATAGTTTGCAACATCCTCACCAACTTTTTTACGCCACTCAAATAATCCTTTTTTATTTCTAGATGATAAAACTGTAGTGATTGACGGATACTTGTTTCCGTCTGGTGTGATATAGTATCTTTTTTTATCTATATTTTCTGTTTTTAATTTTGGTAATTCATTTACTGATACATGATTAAACATATTTTAAACCATCCTTCCTTTTTAATTTTGCACGAAGATATTCATGAGTTTTTCCCATTAGTTCATATTTACGATTATTAAAATATGCAAAATATTCTTTTAATTTTTTATTACTTAATAATTTTTTTCTAATTTTTTCACCATTGCCTGGTCTACACCATACTCCCTCTGCTGTTCCTAACCAAACAAGTTCTAAATTACCTTTAACAACTTGCTCTGTCATTAACATTATTTTGTCAAATGATTTGTTTATTTTGATATCACAACATTGAATAATGCCGTTTTCTGATAAATTATTTAAACACCATGCGATAGTTTCTTGTGTTTCAGAATCAGTGTCTAATCTTATATAATCTACTTTTTTGTTGGGTAAATTTTTTATATCGGTTTCATAAAACTCATAATCTATTTTACTATTATCTAAATGTTCTATAAGTTCTGTTTTATTTTTAGGCCACCAGTATGGCATCGTTTCAAAATTCAATTCATTAACATATTCAAAATTATCTAACAAGTAAAATTTGATGATACCACTTAAATATCTATTAATCCAAATAGACCAAGCGGCATTTCCACATCCAACATCCCATAATGATGTTGCACCAATTATTTTAATCGTCTCTATAGATAAAGTAATGTCTTCATTATAAGACATGGGAAAGTCACGTGTTTTCGGATAAATTTTATCTTTTATCATAATATAAGTAAATTAGTATTTACTGTTAAGAACTACATTCACAATTTACACATTCACATGATGTGCATGAACCCCCGTTTGTGCAGTGACACGCATGGTCACAATTTTGACATATCATTCTGCCATCTCCAATGCAAACTCTGTTGTTTCGTTTACTCTTCTCGTCCAACCCTTACCAAAAGTATTGAATGTACTAAGTGATTCATAATAATCTTGTCTTTCATCTTGATACAATCTAATTGTTTCTGTAAGTGTATTGTTATATATGAATTCATCTAATTTTGCAAGTGTATTAGGACCTATACCACCATCGGCAACAGTTCCTATCATCGCCTGTAAAAACTTTGCAGCTCTACCTGTACCTGCATTAACACCAAAGTCAAATACCACTAAATCTAAACCATTAGGTAATTGGTCTCCTTTAATACGATCCCAATAATTCTTTTTATAGATTGGTGCAACGTCTTCTTCTTTTAAATTTTGCATTGTGTTTTCTGATACTGAATAACCAACCCATTCTTCGTAAACTCTTTTTGTAACACCCATGTTTGTCATTCCACCTGGGTCTTTTGGATGATTTACATATCCACCCTCATGATGTAATACTATTTCTAAACATTTATTAAAATTGCTCATTATCGACTCCAAAACCTAACTTTGTTTTTTCTATTAAATATTCTTTTACAAATCCACTTCTTACAATATCACCAATGTTAAATTCTGTAACATTAAAAGAAGGCATGTTATCTAATATTCTAACAAAATCTTGTAATCCATTTTTCTCTGCTGATCTTGTTAAATCTGTTTGAAAGAAATCACCGGCAAATGATATCTTTGAATTTTGTCCAACTCTTGTAATGATTGTATCTAATTCATGAAAGTTTAGATTCTGACACTCATCTACAATTATTATAGAATTATCAAATGTTAAACCTCGTAAAAAAGATGTTGACATAAAATGCAATGTTCCTTGTTGTTTTAGTCTATCAAATAACATTAGGAATGCTTGTTCATTTGGTTGTTGAAACATAAAACGAACCATGTTCATATAATTAATTTGATACAATGCTGACTTATCTTCTTCATCACCAGGTAAAAAACCGATCTCTCTAGTAGGAATAAGTGATCTAACTATTATTACTCTATCATATTCTGTATTAGGATTCAATACATCTTGTAATGCTTTGTATAAAAGTATAAATGTTTTACCTGTTCCGGCAGCACCGAAAACAAATTGATTCTTACCTTTTTCCCAAGTATCAAAAACAACCTTTTGATTATCACCAATTGGTTTTAGTGATAACATATCTTTTAAATTTAAATCATTGTTCTTCTTCGCCATTTTCGCCTCTACCTTCGCATCTATCTACAAGTTCTTTTGCAGGTGACTTATTAAGTCTCATCTCTCTCCATTGTTTAGACATTCCATAACTCATCTTCATAAGTTTTTCTTCCTCTGCCCAATATTCGTCAAAAGACTTTTCTATTTTATTTTCCTCTACCATCCACCGTCATCATTCTTTATTTTATCTTGAACTACTTCATTAAGAGTTTTTGCTTCTTCGTCTTTAAAATATTTATTTAACATTTCTAATTGATCATCATACATTGCAACTATGTTTAACTCTTTCTCAATAGTTTCTAATACATCTGGGTGTGCTTCTCCACCAACACCAACTGCCTTATCAAGGTATATGTCAACATTCATCTTATGTTTTTTTATGTGACCAATGGCATGATCTTTCATTGCCTGTATTATTTTATCTCTCATAGTATCTCCTACATTAACCCATGTTTTTTTAAGACTTGTTTTGTCTTAATTCTCTTATGATCTTTTGTGCCATATCTTTCGGCAAGAGCAGAGTCTGGGTGAGC